CTTTTGCTTATCCTGCTCAATTTGAATTAACTGTTGAGAAAGTAGTTTTGCATTTTGCTCAACAAATACATCAGCTTCTGCTTGGTTCTTTTTTGCCATTTCGTTTCTGGCAAGGAATATCTTTTCTTGAGCGTTTAACTCAATAGTCATCATGTCATTCGCAGTCATCCTACGAAGATCATATTGATTCTTGACTATTGCTTGATCAATCTCAAAAGCAAGCTGTCGGCGCTTTTCGCCAAACTTAACCTCATCGTTGATTGCTTGCGTATCCTGTTGTGATTTCTTTGCTGCTTCTTCACCGGCTTGCATCTTGTCAAGAATTGCTTGACGTTTGGATACAAACTCCTGAAAGCTCTGCAATAGTTTCCCGTAGTAAACAGAGTCAGGATTGGCTTTATTAAGTTGATTTGCCGCAGCAGTGATGAACTGGTTTATCTGATCCAGTTGCTCTTCAAGTGTTTGTGGCCGCCCTATATTAAGAAGAGCATTCCAAGCCGCACTAGCCGCGTTCTTAAGTTTCGTCCACGCGCCCTCAAGCGTTCCCACTTGGCGCTCTTGGTCTTGAAGTTTCTTATTCAGCGCATCAGCAGCAACCTTGGCCGCTTCTTGAGCCTTGCCTTGCTTATCAAGCAGAACAATGTGCTTGTATTGCTCAAGCGTAAGGAAATTCATCCTGTCATTGAGCGACTTGATAGAGGACGCGCCGCCATCAAAAGCAGGGATTAATTTTTGTGCAACCTCAGTAGCAGTTTCACCAGACAACTTGGTGACGTTAGCAATAGCCTGGGCGACAGAACCTAGAGATTGATCTGTGAACTTCCCAGACTTGACCAACTCCATCAAGATGTCTTTGGTTTTGCCAATAGACAAGTTGGTCTTTGTGCTGACCGTATCGGCCAGATCAAGGAAGGTCTTTTGAGTCAGGTTGGCGTAATTGCCTGTCAGGATCAACTGATCTCTGAGTTCTGCTGCGTCTCTAGCGCCTTGATAAAACGCAACTCCTAGTACACCAAATCCCGCAGCAAGCCCTGTGATCGCCACCTTCATCGGCGTGATCATCGCTGCCAGGGCTTTGAACATATTGCCTATGCCGCCGAACTGATCCTTCAACTGACCACCCTGCTGAAGCAGAGCGATCATGGCGTTTTGTCCTGATGCGATCTGAGTTACAAGGTCGGTAGTTTGGTAGGTGATAGCAAGTTTCTGCTGCTCAGACAGAACCCCCATCGTCCGCTTGCCTGCCGCAGACACTTCATCGTAAGCCTTAGCCTGGGCAAGAAGCTGTTGCTGAAGAGCAGGAGCCGCGTTCTTGAATCTACCTGCGGCAATCTCACGCTCAATCTGCGTTACCTTGGAAACCTCTTTGCCGTAGTCCTCAGTGGCGTATTTAAGAGCAACAATCTCTTTAGCCGCAGCATTAGATTCCCGAGTAATGGCCGCCTTGAGATTTCTAGTCTCAGCAATAGCCTTGTCAACGTCAGCAGTAAATGACGCAGTATCAAGACCAAGAACGACACCAAGTCGAGCAATGTTGCTGGATGCCATTACTTCTTCCTTCGATTCAGTCGCTTCGCGTAAGCAGGGATTATGTAAGCTAACTCGCTCTTCAGTGCGCTAAGTACAGTCTCTACTTGAGCATCCAAAGACGGTCTTAGAAACGGTTGAGGGTTGAGCTTACTTGTCCCAAACTCCTGAGCCAGAGACACTGCGCTCTTCTTGACCGAAACAATCGCAATAGCCGCGTCCGTCTCGTTGACGTACTTGGACATCTTGTCCCTACCGTGAGGGATTCTGGCGTCTAGCTTGACCGTGTCTCTGAGGTGGATTGGTCCGGTGTTGCTTTCATCATAGGGAGCAGTCTGCTCAACCCGCTGATACACCGGCACCATAGCATTACGCGCCGCCTTTACGAGGGTGTTTCTCGCAACTAGGTCAGCGCGATAGCCTTGAGCCAAGTCCCGAAGTTGCTGCTCAAACTCAGCAAATCCCTCTAACTTGACCCCTCGCTCATTGGGTATGTACGCCAAACAACTTCTCCGCGCCTGGGGCCTGAGCCATGAAGGAAATCAGATTGTTGTTGACGGCAACCTTTTGTTCCTCTTCCGTCAACGGAGGAACAATGTACTCATGGGTTGAAGGAAGAATATCCTTCATCTCAAACGCTTTGTTCCCTTGTCGGAGTTTAGCGTTTAGGTTCCCAGTAGCAAAGCCACTCAAGGCTAACAGCATAGCCTTGTTCCCCAGATAACCGTCATGCAGCATGATCTCAATGTTCCGCATGTCGTCTGCTGGGATGTTGTCAGGACACCCACCGTGAGCCCAGACGTAAGCCCGAGCCTGTGAGTAAGTGTCCCTTAAGAGTTTTTTCGGGAGTCCCCGTAGGAAGGCTGGATAGCCTCTTGGATGCCCTTGATCATTTCCAGTTGAACAGTGAAGGGCATTTCCTCTTCAATCTGCTCATAGGTCAGATCATCAAGATTCCCTTCGATGGGAACCAAGAGCCGGAACATCTCGACAATGCGGTTCTCGACCTGCATAGCGGTGCGTACAAGCTCTTTTGTGGACCGACCATCCACATATACGTCCCCGTCCTTTTCCTCGCCTTGTAGGCCATTTACAGCCTTCTCGTAGCGGGTTTGGAACTTGGACTCATCAACCTGTTCAATCCTAGCTTGCATGTCCTCCATCTCTTTGGACAGAGGAACACGAACCTTGAAGGTCTTGCTCGCCAGGACGAACGACTTGATGCGAAGGGATGACGTATCCCCGAATGCTTGGGAGAGCTTCATATTATCTTGGCTTTATGATGTGTTGATAGATGGAATCGTTGACACGAACCGCGAAGTCCACCACTTCCTCGGGGCTCATCGTGTTGGCGTGGTTCTTTGCGATCTCATGTGCAAGGCTCACCGCAGTAAGCCTTTGCTGAGTAAAACCAAACCAATCTTTTCTTGTCTCTGCTTGGGCGATTAAGAACCCAAGCAGATCATTCGTGTTTTGTATTACTGTCACTTTAGTTGTTCACCCAGTTGTAGAGACCAGCCCTCGGATGGATCGTGAACATGGCTTTTGCTTCTGCTCCAGGCTGAGAATCAATCTGGAAATTAGAAGCCCGCCCAGTAAATGAATAATACACAGTGTTGCTTCCTTCTGTGGCGGCAATCACATAGGTGCGATCAATCGTACCGCTATAGGAATCTGCCCTCATCTGCAACAAACCGGCATCAGAAGGATTCCAAGTGGCAGTAATGGTCATTGATGTTCCAGCCGCTTGAGTAGGCATCTTGTCTGATTGCCTTGCCCCAGCAACAGGGAATGAAACTGAAGCATCATCTTGACCAAATGCTGGAATAGTCTGGATGTTCAAAAGATTAGTAGCAAATGTAATTGCTTGCACTTGTGCCAGCGTTCCCATCTGCGCTGCGGTCAATGCAGTAGGCGTACCTCCAGCAGACGTATACAGCACAAATGATTGAGTGCCAGCAGGAGGGGTTCCAGTTACAGTCAATGCGCGAGTGCCCCCGTTGTATGAAACGATGGGGTATGAGGTGCCAGCAATAAAAATTGCGCCAGTGTAGAAATTAGTTACTGCGCTGGCAGTCGTGCCGTCAGCAAATGTTGTTGGCAACGTAATTACTGATGCGGCAACAGTGCCACTACCAGTAACTTGGTTGTACTGAAAATACATGGATGCCGAGAAACCCGGCAAAACCTTGTTTGGCAGAGCCATGATTTTCCTTTAGGCGTTGTTAGACCAACCGTACTGGTTCCCACGGGGATGAATCGTGAAAACAGCCTTGGCTTCTGCACCGGGTTGAGCATCGATCTGCCACTGAGACACGCGACCGTTGAAGGCGTAATAAACGATGTTTGCGCCTTCAGTAGCAGAGATCACGAACGTGCGGTCAATAACACCGCTGTACGCATCAGCACGAAGCAACAGCAAAACCGAGTCAGTCGGATTCCACGCGGCAGTGATCGTGAGCGAGGTCGGAGCGCTCTGGACAGGCACCTTGTCGGACTGACGCGCACCAGCAACCGAGTAGTTCGCCACAGCATCGTCTTGACCAAACGCAGGAACTGCCTCGACGTTCATCAAGTTACCAGAAACCGCCAGAGGGCTGACGCTTGCAACCAGAGCAAGCTGTGCAGTGGTCAGAGGAGTGGGGGTGGCCGAAGGTTGTGCGTACATCGCAACACTGAACCCAGGCAGAATTTTGTTTGGCAGAGCCATGATTTTCCTTTCAAGTTGGGATATCTAGTGTGCAGTCCAGAAAGACCTGGGCCATCTTTTCTTTGTCGTCATAGGAATTGTATAGCCAAAACACATCTGCCTTGGCAATCCAAAACCCATAAGTCGACCCACCGAAGATTCCGGTGTAGCCATGCAAAGATTGTAGTATCTGGTTACTGATTGTGAAACCGTCTTCCATTCCCTGAGTGAAAATAGAGATTTGGAAGACAGGTCGATCTATACCTTTGTTTGCTTGGTTTCCACCTGTATACACTTCTTGGTGGACGTTCCTAAGCTGCCAAGTAAGGAACTTAGGCTCTAAGGCAAAGTTACGGTTGAAAGCAGAATAGACAGGAACCGGCGTGACGATGCTAGTCAGGTGAGCCTGAATCGCCTTAGCGTAGTCAACCGGGTTCTTTTGCGATGCCATCAGACTGCCGTTACAGGATCATTGCGGAAGCACATCAACCGGACATGCTGCCTGCTGTTGTCTGACTTTGCGTCTTCAATCCGCCAAGAATCTCCATCATAGGTGATGGAATAGTTACCTGGGTCTTCAACGATGGTTCTGGCGTTTGGAGAGTAGTTAATCTCAAACTCAGTAATATCGTGATAGTCACGATACTTGTCTGAAATCTTGATTGCACTGTTGACTTCGTGAATCTTTGCTCGAGTCTTGAACCATAAAGTCTGCGTTACGCCTTGCTCACCAAATGCCGACTTGGTGAAGGAAAGCGTATTGATGCTGATAGTTTCAAAACGAACGATAGTCATTAAAGTACAAGTGATTTATAGGGCCTGAGCAAAGAAGAGACTCCGAACGGAATCTCCCGAATGATCTTCTCAGTAGTGTTTGACCTGTTGTTGTACAGGTGCATCAGCATCAGAAGACTTGCCTGCTGCACAACAGGATAGTTCGCTAGGTGACTCGCATCTACGGTGTATTCACAATAGACCGGGCTAGTTCTTCCGGTGTTCAGGTCAGTCGGCAGAGTTGCAACAACTACCTTGTTACCCGAATCATCGTAGTAATAACCATTGCTTGCTACTGTTTGCAGCGTGTTTGAGGCATCCCAGTACTTCACCGCATCCACGGTAACAGACTGCGACACCTCGGGCAGATCAAGCGTCAGCGGAGTCCCTGAGAGACTTCCTGCGTTGTAGTAGACCCGGTACTGGCAAGGAAACATCGATTGACCGATGTAGTCCTCAATGACCATTCGTGAAGCCAACTCCAACCCATACAGAAGATCGTCCTGGGACGTATCACCGTACAGGTTAAGTTGGTCAGCAACAGTGGTCAAAGGAATCCAAGTGGTCGAGACATCCCGACCAATCTGCTCAACCTTTTGATAGTTGAACGGATTTCGATTCCCGCCAGTTTGGTATTCCATTACGCACTCATCCGAACGCCAGCAAACGGATCACGCACCGTGGAGACAACCTTCTTCT